ACCAAGCTTTACAAAATAAACGGAACGGCCTGGGATGATATCAGCCGCGCATCCAATTACGTCACTGGCGCCGAGGAGCGTTGGAATTTCGTGCAATTCGGGCAAACGATGGTTGCCATGAATTACAGCGACGAAATGCAGTCCTACACTATGGGATCGTCAAGCCTTTTTGCCAATCTATCAGGCGCGCCAAAAGCCCGGTATGGGGCGGTGGTTGGCGATTTCTTTATGGTCGGCAATATCAATGACGGCACGGCCAAGCCGACAACCGTCAAATGGCCCACCATCAACAGCCTGACCACTTGGACAACGGGCGGCGCAAGCCAAGCTGGATCGCAGGAATTTGCGGATGGCGGATGGGTGCGCGGCCTTGTTGGGGGCAGCAACTATGCCACCGTTTTGCAGGAAAATTGCATCCGACGCGGCAGCTATATCGGCCCGCCGTACTTTTTCCGGTTTGACAAGGTGGTCGATCAAAAGGGCGTCTATGCGCCCGGCTCGATCATCTCGATTGGCAATATGATATTTTTCTTGGCCGAGGACGGTTTTTACCGCTACGACGGGCAGACCATCTATCCAATCGGGCAAGGCAAGGTGAATAAGACGTTTTTTGCCGATGCAAGCCTTGATTATATCCTATCGCGGATGCAGGGCGGCATTGACCCGATCAACACCATCGTCTTTTGGACGTATGCCAGCCGCAACGCGCCCGCCGGTCAAAATGATAAAATCATCATGCACAATTACACTACCGGCTGCTGGGCAACCGGCGAGGTGGATTCAACCTACTTTTTCAGCGCTTTTCAGCCCGGCTATACGCTTGAAACGCTGGATTCATACGGGGCAAGCTCGAGCATTGATACGTTGCCCTTCACCTTGGATAGCCGGGTGTGGCAGGGCGGCGCGAGCCTGTTGGCCGCTTTCAATTCCGACAACAAATTGTCGTTTTTCACCGGCAGCAATCTTGAGGCAATCATCGACACCGGCGAAACGCAACTTTTCAGTGGCCGCTGGTGTACCGTTAAAGAGGTTCGAGCGATCACTGACACCAATTCCGTTTCTATCGCTATTGGTTACAGGGAAAAGGTCGGCGATACCGTGGCATTTACGGCATATCAAGCCCAGGACGCCTCCGGCAAGGCCGATTTGCGCATAACCTCACGTTACCAGCGCGTCCGCACCAAGATCGCTGCAGGAGCCGCCTGGACTGATATGCAGGCTGTTGAAATTATCCCAGAGCAGGCGGGCAAACGATGACAAATATCGCCTACGCCCCGATCCCGCTTGATTTACCGGACGAGCGCCGCCACCGGCAAATGATCGCCGAGGCGGCAAATGGCGCTTTATACGGCAGGCTTCTTATAACCGGCACTTTGACCCTTGCCGCAGGTGCTGCCACCACCACGGTCACTGATGTCCGCAGTAGCGTTACCAGCGTTATTCTTTTATCCCCGCGCACCGCAAATGCCGCCGCCGCTTTGGCAAATACCTATGTTTCGACAAAGAGCAATGGTAGTTTTATTTTGACGCATGCCAATAACGGGCAGACAGATCGGGATTTCGATTATATCGTCATCGGGCAAGGAGTGTAAAAATGTTCTACGGCGTTGATCGCAAAGATATTGACCGGGTATGGCCTGCAGTTGCGCTAAAAGTAAAACGCGCCATCGAGAGCGAAAACGGCGATTTCCACCACGATGAAATCAAGGGCTGGTTGCAGTCCGGGCATTGTCAATTATGGCTGCACGAGCCAAAGGGCGACATTGATTCATTGTGCGTGACTATGGTCGACAAAACAGAAAAGCGCAAATTTGCCACCATCATTCTTGCAGCTGGCAAGGATTCAAAAGAATGGGCCGAATGCGTAAAAATTTTGGAAAAGTGGGCTATCGCAGAGGGATGCTCCCACATAGAATATGTAGGAAGGCGCGGTTTTGAAAAGCTTTTAAGACCTCTCGGATGGTGCGGCCACCGAGTAATTATGAAAAAAGTTTTGATCTAGAGGTTTATCATGGGCGGCGGCAAACAACCTAGCAGCACAACGACAACAACCACCCCTTGGGTTGGGCAACAGCCATATCTAACCCGTGGTTTTGAGGAAGCGCAGCGTCTTTATGATCAGGGTGGCCCGGCTTATTACTCCGGCCAAACACTTGCCCCTGTAGATCCTGCCACAACGCAAGCACTGGAAATGACGCAGAATCGCGCTTTGCGCGGATCGCCGCTTGCCCGCCAATCGCAAGACACCATTATGGCAACCGCGCGCGGGGATTTCCTAGGCGGCAATCCGTATTTGGATACCGTGATCGGCAATACCGCCAACGACATCGGCAAGTATTACCGCGAAAACGTGGTTCCCGGCATTGATTCCGAAGCGTCCATGCTTGGCCGGTATGGCTCGGACAATTTCGCCAAGATCCGCACGGATGCTGACATCGGGCTTGGTAAAACCATTGCTGATACCTCGTCCAGCATGCGCTCGCAAAATTATCAAACCGAACGGCAAAACCAGCTTATGGCTGCGCAATTGGCCCCGCAAATGGTCGGCATGGATTACAACGACGCTGGCCGATTGGCAGCAGTTGGATCGGCGCGCGAGGGCATAGCCCAAGATCAAATCAGCGCGGATATTGACCGCTATAATTACGATCAGCAATTGCCATACAATAATTTGCTGAATTACCTGTCCATGATTCAGGGGCAATACGGCGGCTCCGCCACCGCTACCGGTTCCGCAAGCCGCAGGAGCAACCCGTTACTGGGTGCTTTGGGCGGGGCAGGAACGGCGGCTGGCCTTGCAGGACAAGCCGGTTTATTTGGATCAATGGCAGCTGGCCCAACGCTTGGTGGGGCTGCTGGTTATATGACTGCCGCATCACCCTTCGCATGGCCGTTGGTCATTGGCGGGGGCTTACTAGGAGCATTCGGATAATGTTTGGATCAAATTTACAATTTGGGTTGCCGCAAGCGGCTTATAAAAACAGCGTGATTTTCAAGAATCCGCAAGTGCCTATGCAGGCTCAGTTACCCGGTAATCCCGGACAACTGCCCGGCATGGCCCGCCCGCCGTTTGTGCAGCAACCGCAGCCGCCCGCCGTACCGTCTTTGATTGATATGGCAAAACAAATGCCTGAAACACCGATGATGGATCAGGTCGATGAAAACACCGCTAAAGAGATGGAAAAGGCTGTCCCGCAAGATGACAATTCGACCTTGATCGCTATGCTAATGGGCGGTGGGGCTTTGGCTGGATTGTTGGGCGGAAAAGGCGGCGGAAAAGAACAGCCAGTTGAACAAGCTCCCGCCGTAATGCCCGCTGGCAACCCGCGCCTGCAGCCTGTGAATTTCGGGCGCCAAACTGGATTGATGCAACGCAGCCGACCGTTTGCCGGTTATTTTGGAGGATAGCCTATGGCCAGCCTGATCGACATGCTTTATGGGAAACCGACCCCATACGACCAATTTTTAACGCCCGATCAAAGGGCGTCAATCGTAAACGGAAGCATCCTACGTGCCGGGACATCTCTTTTGCGCGCCGCCGGTAGTGGCGAAAGCACCGGTGTCGGGATTGCCGATGCGGTGGATGCTTTCGACCAATCCCGTCAAATGGGAATCGCTGGCGCAATCCGTGATGCGCAGAATGCAAGAATGCTGCAAAAGCAATCCGCGCAGGACTTGGCCGAGCAATCGACCAAGGATTTTCTGCTGGGAGATAAGGCAAAAAGTCTTGTCGAGCAGGCCGGTTTTGATTCTGGGCTTTTCAATAATTCGGTAGAGGCTGACCCTTTTACCGCTCAAAGGATGTTGATTGAACAAAGATTAAAAATGCTGGCAGAGGATCGTAAATTTAAAAACGATAAATCCCTTTTGGCGCAAAAACTGCAAGCGGTTGGTGGCAGCGGCTATGCAAAAGCTCCTGCCGGATATCGCTATAGGCAAGACGGGCAGTTAGAGCCGATCCCAGGTGGGCCAGCGGAGAAAATAGCAGATGCCGGGCGCGTTTCATTGGCGAAAACTTCCCTTGGTTATTTCCCAGAGATTGAGAAAAACTTTGTCGATGATTTCAGTTTGCTCGATTACCAGTCAAATAGAGGGAAAATGGGTCGGGCCAACAACAAATTGCGCGAAGCTGTAGGCGCGGCCATTTATGCAAAAACTGGTGCTGCTGCTACCCCCAAAGAAATTGATGAGCAGATCACCCTTTATGCTCCCGGATGGCTCGACACTAAGCAGACCAGAAAAGAGAAGCTTGGGCAGTTGAAGGCATTTTTAACCAATTTTGTCGAAACCTCATCAAGAGGCCATGTATCGCCCAAAGATATTTCTGAGGATGATTTATCTAGCCTGTCTAACGAGCAGCTCATACAAATGCTGGAGAGCGCAGATGGCGAATAGGCAAGCGATTATTCAAGAGCTGCAACGGCGCGGAGTATCATTGCCATCATCGGAACCCGCAGCGCCAAAAGATAAATTTGAAGATGTTCGTCAATTTGATGTTCTTGGCGCTTTGCCGCCTATTGGCAAAAAACCAGCTGGATCTTTTGGCGAGGCTACAAAAAATGCCTTTGTCCAAACCGGACAGGATGTGCTTGATGCAGGAAAAACATTAGGCCGAGCTGGGTTGATTGCCACAAAAAACATTGTCGGCGGTGGCGCTAATATTTTGGATCTTTTGGCAAGCCCGATTAATGCTGTCAGCGGTATGGCTGGGATTCCGCCTGCGAATTACACCAAGGCAACACGGGATTTTTTTGATGATGCCACTGGCGGGATAACAAAACCAAGATCACCACTTGAAGAATCTGTTCAGAATATCGGCGAGGCGGTTGCTTCGACCCCGTATGGTGGTTATGGCGTTGCAAAAATGATTGGCAATACTGCCAAAAATGTCGGGGCAAAAACTATTCCTGCCATTAATCAATATTTATCAAACCCTGCAAACGCCATCAAAGCGGACGCCATTGGAGGCGGTTTGGCAACCAGTGCGTCTGAGGCAGTCCGACAAGCTGGTGGCAACCCGATATTGGAAATGGCCGCTGGTATCACAGCATCTTTGCTAGCTCCGGCAACCGCGCCAAGATCAGAGGCGCGGCGATTGGCAGGCGAAGCGGTTGATATGGGAATGCCGATCACTGTAGGTCAGGCCACCGGGACTGATTTGGCCCGCAAAGCTGAAAAAACTATGGAGCAAGGCACATTCACCGGCCATACTTTGCGCCAAAACGCCAATGCGCAAAATCAATTTTCTAAAAATTTGGTGACGCAGGCTTCAAGCGATATCGCACCCAATATGACAACCACAACAAAAAACGAGGTTGGGGCTGTTTTGCAAGAAGGTCTGCAACGTGGCCAGAAAAATGTTTCCAAGCAAATCGGTGAGATTTATAAGCCCCTTGAAAATATGGTTGATTTTGAAAAAACGCCGTTTGCTCCAACAAAAGTAACGCAGATTGCCGATGATTTAGCCCTCAATTTCAAAGGCAACAAGGCTGCTCAAAAATTAGCCGGTTATGATGAGCTGAAAGATGTAATCAATGCCTATAAAGGGCCATTGTCTTTGCGCGAGGCAAAAAACTTAAAAGACAGTGTTTATGATTTGCAGCAACAATTGATTCGGGATGGGAAAAAGAAGCTCGCCGCCAAAGTCGGTGATTTATACCGTGCGGTAGATGATGACATAAAAACCGTCATCACCAATATGAACCCAGCAGCCGGTGCGCTTTACAAACAGTTGGATGCGCAAGCCTCTCCTCTTTACCGCATGACCGAAAAAGTATCTGGTTATTTCGATGCAAGTCCAAAAGGAAAGCAAGCGGAATCGCTGTATAACACATTTGTATCCAAAATAACTAATGGCCAAGGGGCAGACGCCGATACGATTATGGATTTGGCAAAAGTTTTACCCGAAGATGCTATGCGTGAGGTCAGCGCATATCACCTTAACAATATGGGGATAGCAAAAATAGCAAAAGGACAGGGGCTGGAAGAGCAAATGTTCAGCGCCAGCAAGTTTGCTGATGAATGGCAGTCACTAACCCCAGAGGCGCGGCAAACGATTTTTAAGCCGTTTATGAAGACCGAAAACTATGAAGCGCTGAACAGAATGACCCGAATCTCCAAAAGGCTGAAAATCGAACCAGCCAATCCAAGCGGAACAGCTGCGGAAGCTTTGGGATGGGGTGGGTTGACTTATGCTGACCCGACATCTGCTGTTGTCGGAATTTTAGCATCCAACGCTGCTGGGTCGAATAAATTGGCCCGTGCCATATTGAAAATTCCAATGCCAACATTGCGTTCCACTATCCAAACCGGATCGGCTGGTAAAATGGCAACACTGTTGCGTCAATACGGCATTGATCCGATTACGCAAGATGAGGAGCTGAAATAATGGCCGATATTAAATCATGGGCAAACACCGCCGCCGCCAACAACCAACAACCCCCCGATGGTTGGCCGGAAAACCAATTGCCTTCGACCGTGAATGATTGCGCGCGCGAGGACATGGCAGCGGTGCGCAGATTTTACGAAACCTCGCAATGGACGGATCTCGGGCATGTTTTGACTTATCTAAGCGCCACGACGTTCAAAATTCCGACCGATCTGACTGCTACCTATGTGCCAGGGCGGCGGTTGAAATTGACCGATACCACAACGCTATACGGTGTTGTGGTCAGCAGCGCCTATTCCGCGCCGGACACCACCATCACGGTGCGCCTTGATAGCGGAAGCCTGTCGTCAAGCTTGAGCGCCTGCGCCTTATCTGTTTTGACCCCAAACAATAACAGCATCCCGTCCATTTTCCCGTTTAGCAGCTATGCCGCGATCACCGGCACGACCACGGTTGTTTTGGGTGATTGTGGCCGTTATTTTGATGCTACCAGCGGCACTTTTACCGTCACCCTTCCTGCGGCAAACGTCCGCACCTCTGTAAATCCGCCGTTTGTGGTGACCATTGGCAATAGCGGAGCCGGGACGATCACGGTCGCTCGGGCGGGATCCGATACGATTGACGGGGCGACCAGCTTTACCCTGACGCAATATCAAGTGGTGACCCTTATCAGCAATGGCAGCAATGCTTGGCGCCGAATCAATAGCTTCGGGGTTTAACCATGACTGACATTAAAACATGGTCAACAACAGCGGC